CTGTAATGCTTGCGCTCTGAGCCGTCTGCTCTTGCGCGTCAAGCTGATGCGGATGTTCCAAGACTTCTCCAGTCTCAGCGTCAACCGTCATAGGCGTCAGCAAGTTTTCCTGCGGAATCCCGATCTCGGCACGCTCGTCTGCGTCGATTGCCGTGGAGAGTTCGATGCTGATAGGCAGCCACTTGAACAGGCGTCGCGTCACAGTCTTGAGGGCCATAGCCTCGAAGTGCGTCACCCACGGCCCGCTCGACCCGGCGCGGGACTGCGCCCGAACGGCCTCGACCTCGCGGCGGCTCATGACCTCGAACTGCACGCCACCGTCCTTGAGCTTGGCCACGGCGTAGACGAATCGCAGCTTGTCCGGCTGCGCCCTGTTCGGGTTGTCGAAGTCGGGGACATGGCGCAGGTTGCTATCGAGCCCAAGAGACACCTCAAAAGCGTCTCCTTCGTACACCGGGCGAGCCTCGATGCTCACGATCTGCCCGCTGCGTCGGGCCAGGTCGATCATTCCACGGTAGCCGACGATGAACTGAACATCGGTGCGGTTTGCCTTGCGGTTTTCAAACGGGATCAGGTACGCATGCCCGAGCGGTCCGCCCGGCTCCAGCCCAAGCTGGGCGCATGTCATGAGCGCTCCAAGAAAGCTTGTCTGGTCGCAGCGTGCGAGCGCCGGGTTCTTGCGCACCTCGGTCAATGCCACTCGCGCCAGGCGCTCGGCTGTGACATGCTTCGGAAGCGCAAGTTGCATCTGCGCTTTGATCTTGGGGTCGGTCAGCAACGCGGCGATGTCGTTGGCTGGCTTGCGAGCGGCGGGCGCTTGGCCCGTGACTGCTGCTTTGAGGGCGGTTGCCATGATCAAATCTCCTTGATGAGGAACCGGCGGCTGCCGGGGGTTTCGGTGGTGTATTCGGCGATCAGGTCAGCGGGCGCGTGCAGAGCTGCTGCGACTTCTTTCCAATCGGTGCGGCGGGTCGGCTTGCTGGCCTTCCAGGTAACCAGCGGCTTGCCGTTGAGCGTGAGCGCAGAGCGCTCGCCGAGGGCCAGCTTGATGCGCTCGGCGGCAGCCTCGTAGTCAGCCTCAGCTTGCGCGATGCGGGCCTTGGCTTCGCGCGCGGAGTTGTAGGCCGCGAGCAGGTCATCCGTTGCCTCGATGGCCTCGCCGTTGTCAGCCGGGAATAGCCGCTCTACGTCTTTGGCCTTGGCCGGCTCAGGCGGCTTGCGCGTCAGTACGTGCTGGTGCCAAAACTCGTGCGCACGCTCCAGCATCGCGGCGATGGTCTCGTCGTCACGATGGATGCGGCGGATCACCATCCGCTGGCCGCCGATCAGGGCGGCCACGTCGGCCCAGGTCTGCCCGGTGATGCACAAGTACCACATGACCTGGGCTTGGTAGTGGACTGGCACGGCGTCTTCGTCGCCATCGCGGCCCCAGTCTCCAGCCTTGTATGCGCTTGCGGTCTTGACCTCCAGCAGACCATCGGCACCGAGCAGCGTTCCGCCGTCGTCTGCCACTCGCACACGGCTCTTTGGCGTGACGATGGCGCGGTCGATGTTTCCTACGGCCCACTCGTGCGCCGGATGACGCAGGATGCGATTGACGCGCTGTACAGCGCACTTCTTGCGCTTGCTGTACTCGCGGGCCACCACGTCCTCCAGCAGCGTTCCCCAGCGCACAGACTCAGCGTTGCAGATCGCGTCTTCGGTCGATTGGCCGGTCTTGTCGAGCCACACATCAACCGCCGTCTTCCAAGGCGACAAGCCCAGGATGGCCGCGATGTCTGAGCCACCGATTCCGCTGCGGCGCTTGGCGAGCCATTCTTCGCGTGCGTTGGTCGTGAGCAGGTTGTGCGCGCTCGATGCTTCAGCATCGGCGGCTTGAGTCAAAGCCGCCTCATGGCCTTGATGTGCTGCAATCCGTTGGCCTTCGGCGAACGCCTGCAAGCAGTTTGAAAAAACAGGGTGAAGGTTATTCACAGTTGCCTCCATTCATGAAAATACCGATTCGATTTCTTCTTCCAGGCGCTCACGCTCGCGGCTGTTGAGCTTCTTTTCGAGCCACGGCGCAGGTCGGCAACGGCGGTCGAGGACGTGGTACTCGATGTCAGGCGGTGATGGCGGTCTCCAGAAATCAGCCTCGCCACCAATGCAACCCATGTCTGCTGGAGCGAAATACGTCACACGCACCACGCATGGGATGCCTGAAATTCTGGTTTCGATGTCCATCACAGCCATTCCAATGCTACGAGCACAACTACGATCACGATCATGGCGATCATGATGGCCGTCATGCGATCTTCAGTGAGAATCTCGCGCCGCCCGGTGTCTTGGCTGAGAAGCGCTTCCTGAAGTCTTGAGGCGTCGCTGTCCATTTCCGGACGCTGGCGTTTCTGGTATGCCGACCCGATCTTCAGGCCTGTCGGTGTGGTGTAGGGTGGTTCCATTCCTTGCTCCTTCGTTGTACGCAGCTTCATCGTGCTGCGTTGACTGAAGTATACATCAAAAGGCGCGGAAAAGTTGACCCAAGGAAACAAAGTTGTAACAGTGTGTATCTGTAGTAGGCGGCGGCGACCGGATCGTGTCAGCCAATAACATGACGCGCACGTATACTTGAGTCCATGAACGACCAACTTGATACCACCACCGACGAACAGATCGTGACCAGTGCGCTCGCACGCTGCGGCGGAAACGCCCGCGCGCTTGCCCGTGTGCTAGGTGTTAACCCCATGCGCGTGTATAAGTGGATCGAGCGCCGCCGCTTGGCCGTGCCTTGGCGCTTGTACCTGGCCACAGTGCTGGCAGACCAAGCATGGCCGCCGCATGACAAGCTCGCACATTCGCGGCGCAGTGGGCACCAGGAGGCGCTGTAGCGCAGGCAAAAAAATCCCCGCGCTTGGCGGGGATAAGCTGCTGTGGGAGACAGCAAGGAAGGAGGGGAGACGCACCCGATGGGTGTGCCCACATTATATCGTCGGCACGGCGCAGGTCAAGCTCCCATGCCTCAAAGACGATGGCCGCTGATTCGCTACGCCGGTTCAGCGACCGAGACATCGGTAGGTTCGTAGCCTACTGGCGGTGCACCAGGCGCGGAGTCCATCAGATGCGTACCCAATATGACAAACAAAAATTGATGTATAGTGCAGCATCCGAAACAGCAACAGGAGGCTATATGCACATGCAACTCACCCCATCCGACGCCCTGCGACGGGCAATCGAGGCCGCTGGTGGACAGACCAAGCTCAGCGCGCTGCTCGGATGCTCGCAGCAGCGCGTGTGGAACTGGACAGTAGCAGGACGCGCGCCGGTCAAGATGTGTCCGAAGATCGAGGCAGCAACAGGGGTTCCATGCGAAGAGCTGCGCCCGGACATCAATTGGGGCTACATGCGGCAAAAGCTCCAAGGCGGCTCGCAATGAACTACTACCCCTTCCATATCGGTGACTACGTCAGCGCGACCCGGCATCTAAGCTGGGAAGAGGATGCCGCCTTTCGTCGCCTGCTGGACGTGTACTACCTGACGGAAAAGCCGCTCCCGGCAGACCTACGCGCCGTGTGCCGCCTTGTCATGGCGCAGACCGAATCGCAGCGCGAGGCGGTGCGCGTGGTGATGGAAGAGTTCTTCGAGCTTACCGACGCCGGATGGGTGAACAAGCGCGCTGACGAGGAAATCCAGGCGATGCTGGACAAGCAACAGAAGCAGCGCGAGAAAGCGAACCGGCGGTGGGATGTGCAGCGCGCGAAGCTCGGCAATGCCGCACCAGGCAATGCCGCAGCATCGCCTGATGATGCCGCGGCATGCGATTTCGATGCCGTGGCAATGCCACCAACACCAACACCAACACCAACACCAACACCAACACCAAAGGTAGATAAGCGCACGCAAAGCGTGCGCAATGGCGCGCATGCCGCGCGCATCGCCGGATGCCCGCCCGACGTTGACCCGCAGACGTTCGGAGACTGGATCGAAGTCCGGAAGGCAAAGCGATCTGGCTCAGTCACTCAGACCGTGCTGGACAGCATGAGGCGCGAAGCCGACAAGGCCGGGATCAGCCTACAGGACGCAATCGCGCACTGCTGCCTGGCTGGATGGCAGGGCTTCAGGGCGGACTGGTACACGTCGGCGAAGCAGTCTGGCGGGCAGCAGGCGGCAGGCCAGCGACCGTTTTTCAACCGGCAGATCGCGCTCGAAGAGGAAAACCGGCGCGTGGCACAGGAATGGCTGGCACAACAAAGGAGCAAGGCATGACACCCAACGAGCAAGACGAATTTTCCGGATTGGTCTCGGCAGCGATGGCGTACTTCGGCGCGACAGCAAGCCCCTACGTGCTGTCCGTCTGGTGGGCAGCATGCGAGCCGTACACGATGGAGCAGGTACGGCAGGCGCTCACCCGGCACGCGAAGAACCCAGACACGGGCCGGTTCGCGCCGAAGGTCGCGGACATTGTGCGGCTGCTTGAGGGAACGACAGAGGACAAGGCGGCGCTGGCATGGGGCAAGGCGCTCGACGCTGCGCAGCGCGTCGGGGCGTACTCCGACGTGGTGTTCGACGATCCGTCGATCCATGCCGCCATCGAGGACATGGGTGGGTGGCCGAAGTTTTGCCGGGTCGAGACGAAGGACTTGTCCTACCTGCAACACCGGTTCTGCGAGTCGTACCGAGCGTATGCGGCGCGTGGCAAGTTCGAGTACCCACGCAAGCTCGGGGGCGACCGAAGCTCGGACGATGTGTACCGGATGCGCGGGCTGGAGCCGCCGAAGCCTCATGTTGTCGGGGACAAAGCGGAGGCGCGGCTGGTGTACAAGGGCGGATCGGCGGGCGGCAGAACTGTCACAATCGCCGACATGGGGCGGATCGTCGCCGAACGCATCGGCGGCGCGGCTGGCGAAAAATCGGCCCCACAAGGCGCGATTAGGCCGTGACGCTACCCATGTATCAACCATGCCGAAAAAATCGCTCTACTGGCCTGTAAACGCGTCAGAATGGCATTTATGGAGTGCAGAGGATGCAAGCGAGACAAAACAGCGAGGCTGTCGGATGGCCGCGTGGTGTGTACGTGGTGCCGAGCGTGGCTGGTGGAGTGCGAGGCGCGCTATCTGCTGGCGATGCCGCTGGAGGCCAGACGCGAGGCGCTGGCCGCGCGGGAGAAAGTGCGCGGGTCGGTCGAGGCTTTGAAGGCCGCGATGGAGCGGCTGCACGCGCAAAGGCGATCCTCGATGCAGTCAAGGACGGGGCGGAGGTAATGCCAGGTCAGATCCGATGGGCGCTCAGGAAGACTGGCGACCTGTGAAAGCAGATCCGATGATCGTCTCACTCCCGTGGCCGCCACTGGCCACCAGCCCGAACGCCCGAGCGCATTGGGCCACAGTTCACCGCGCACGGTCACGGTATCGTGCGGACGCGCGCATCTTGGCGCTGGCTGCTGGTGCGCTTGATTTCGCGAAGGCTCTGCCTGAAGGCGCTCCGCTGCGCGTCACGCTGAAGATCTACCCACCGGACAAGCGCAGGCGCGATTGGGACAACATCGTCGCGTCGCTTAAGTCTGGGCTTGACGGCATCGCGGACGCGCTGGGCATTGATGATTCGCGCTTCCGGCTGTCGATTGACATGCTTCCGGAGGTGGTGAAAGGCTGGCGCGTCGATGTTGTGGTTGATATAGACGGCCCGCGCGGCTAGTTACTCGCCAACCAGACGCCGATCTAGGGAGTTTCCGGCATCGATTGTTGGGATAGCGAGCGTCGTGTATTCGTTGAACCGCATCTTGGCCAAGGCGTGAATAGTGCGCAAGCTGCAGGCCCAGCGGAACTGTGTGTCGTCTGGTGCCGGTTTCATGCTGAGCGCTCCGGCGCTATGAACGTGTGCGGTGGTTGCGTTGTTGGTCATTGTCTCTCTCCTACCCATGCTCCCCGAGGTGCGGGTGGAAGCACAACTGCTGTCCATGTGGTGGACTATACACTAAATATTTTACTTGTCAAATGGCGGCTCAATGGAACTTGCAACAATGTGTAACATGCGTGTTCAGGCTGCGCGCAGCGAGTGCCGACCAGGATCGCGGGACACATCTACAATTGGCAGCATTAACGAGGTGACGATATGCCGAGGCTGACAAAGGACACATGGGCGGATGTGCGCGCCGATCGTGAGGCTGGGGCGTCGTTTCCTGAGCTTGCTGCCAAGTACGGCGTTTCTCACCAGGCGATCCAGAAGCGCGCGAAGGCCGAGGGGTGGAGCGACGGCACCAATGTTGCAGAAGTCATTCGGCGCAAGGTTGCAGAAAAGGTTGCAAGAGTAGTTGCAAGCTCCAACCCGCAAAAACGCGCTGAATCCATAGACGCAGCAGCCGAGAAAAGCGCCTCAGTGGTGCGCATGCACCAGTCTGAATGGGAAGACCACCGGGCGCGCTTCGGATCGGTTCCAGAGGATTTCGAGTCCGGCAAGCTCGCCAAGATCAGCGCTGAAATGCTGCGCATCCGGCAGGACGGCGAGCGCAAAGCATGGGGTCTGGATGAGGCTTCCGCGCAGCCGACCATCGTGATTGAGCGCAGCTACGGATCCAAATGACCCGCATCG